CCGTTGTATTCTGAAACAGGGTCGTCTTGATTGATGGTAGTGAGAGAGTTTTCGATGTACCAGAGACCTGTTGGGCCTTGGAAACCGTGATCCCATACGCGAACAAATGGCATTTCTTCACCTTTAGGAGCAGGCAAGAAACGGATAATTGCAAAACCGTTACCTGCTTTATCGCGGGTTGGTTTCCACATTTTACCTTCGTTGGGATCTGAGTAGCTCTTTGTTGAGATTTTTTCGAGCTGTGCGTTCAATTTGCCGAGGGAGGCTGAACGATTCTTTTTAAGTGCGTCAAATGACATATTAATTATCTCCTAGTTTTGCTGTATATAGCGTTGTTGTATTGCGATTTATATGCAGGTTTTAATTGCATAATCTTATTTATATCAGAAAAAGCGTTCACGTACGATATCTTTAAACTTTTTTTCATCAATTTCTAAAAAAGGTTTATACTTCTTTATTAGCCTAATTATATCACGTGCTACGATTTTGTCAACTATTTCTTTTTCCCAATAAGGAAAAATATTAGATATTTTCGCAATGATACTAAATGTTTCAAGACTGATTTTCTTCTGTAAGTACATAGTCATAATAAAAGGATGTTGTCCATTTACTGAAGTAAAATTAGCTTGAAAGTTATCGTCAAGAAGATTTAGATCTGTTTTAAAGACGCGAGACAAAGAATCTATTTTTCTTTGCCAATCAATATACCGATCTTCACCTTCTTGTTCTACGATTTCACGAATCCAGACATTTGGTTTGATGACCATATTAGCCACCATTAACTTTTCTGGATTTTCTTTATTAGATAGCTTTTCGAAAAAGTAAGCATCATTCCTAGTTCTAAACGTGTCAAATGATGCTCTTATTTTTCCATTATATTTGTGATAATCATATCCATCAGTTGTAAAATGTTTCTTCATTGCAAGGTATTTTACATACCAATGAAATGAATCATCATTAGCATAACTTTGTGATGTCTTGATCATCGTCATATACCATTCTTAATTCAACTGCTTCGCTTCTTACTTTTTCTTTTAAGATAGAAGATTTTTTAACAATGTCGGCAACTGTTTCAATTTCTAAATGATTTATTCTTGCATACTCCACAAGAGCATCAATATAATTTACACCTTTTGATAGCATTTCTTGGATTTCGTGATGAACTTTTTCTGGTGTTCTTGGTACAATTGCCATTATATTATCCGTTTAGAGGTTTAATAGCATCTAGCCAATGATGAGCCGCAGATTGTGCCCAATGAATACTTTTGCCTTCAAAAAGTTTTTCTTCAACAAGAACGTCATTAACATAATATCGAACGCCCGAACCTGTTGTAGTTTCAAAATAATCTACTGCTAAGCGTTTACCAGCTTTTTCAGTAACAATAGTTCTTGGTATAGTACCCTTCTTCATTATTTTTCCTTTATGTTTAAACAATCAAGCGGCAATACCACTTGTTATATCTATTATATAACAAAAACTATAAACTGTCAACTAGTTTATGCACTAATCCATGTAAATATTATTGCAAGAAATCCAATTAATGTTGCTATAAACATTACACAAGTAATTAAAAATTGTAGCTTTTCCCAGTTCACTCATTACCTCTTGCTTCAATAGATCTAGAAATTGACGCAGCAACGTCATCATATTGTCTTACCCAACCCTTAGCAATCTTTGAGCACTCGGCGCGTTCGATTGCTACCAATTGCGCGCACATGAAAGTCGCCCAAGCTGCATTAGATTTAATTTTATCATCTACTTCGCTGGCTTTATAATATTCGACACCATGTTCAGTGTCATCGCGATTTATTCTTTGCAAAACTTATTCCTTATAGCAGTCTATGCGCCAAGGACATTGAGACAAGATTAATGTTGAGCAGTCATCGTCGCCCCAACAAACTGGGGCTTCAGTACCGCGTAGTTGCTTGATCTCAATATGCGCTTGACGATATTCTTCAGAATCTTTTTGTCCATTATTAGACAATGTTGCTTCAAGGTTTAACAAATCTTGTATTTTAGTCATCTTTACTCTCCACAGCCCAGTGCACAACTGTCCAGTCGTCAATACAGTCTTGCTTGCAGTAATGCGCATCAACATGGTCTTTACCAAACTTTTCACACATTTTTCCGTACCAGTGATTCCAGTATGTAGCAATAATCTCTGCGTCAGATAACGTTTCGTAAATTACTTCGTTGTTATCACCGGGATAAACAATGGTCCAGAATCTCATTATGTGTTTCCATTTCTATCAAAATACAGTGGTCCACATGGGCCGCCATAATTTACATATCCAGAACCATCGGCGTAATAAACATACTCTGGTTTTGGTTCACTATTGCGACTTACCTCAGTAACATGTTTTCGTTCATTGTATGAATGATGAATAGTTTTAGTTACTTGCGATTTATCAAATAAAGCTTTATTATTTGAGTTATATGCCGTAGCTCTTTGGCCACGAATAACATGGAAGCCGTCAGACTCCCATTCATCCCACGTCTTAAGAGATAGTAGCTTGGCGTTTTTCTTCATGTTTATCGCATAGTGTACGAATCCAACCGCCTGAGCGACGCTTACCTAGATCACCACAAGTTTCACATGTATGTTCAGCCCAAGTTTCTGCCATAGCAATCATACCAGCAATAGTATCGTTGCCGCCTCTATAGTAAAAGCGCAAGCCACCAAACTTTTCTTTAATTTGTTCAACTACAACTTGCTCAATTGGTTTATAACAAAGATCCGGATGTCTTTCAGCTCGTGCATTATTCCAATCAATATGTGTTTGAATATGCTCAAACAGTAATTCAATAATATGATACCAACCTTCGCCTACACAAAAGCCACCATACGGCCCAGAAAACATTTTTGGATATTTTTCTTCCATACGTTTAGTAAAGACGTCATAACTACTAATCATATCAACCATATTTACACCTCAAAATATTGTAATTCAAAATTATCTGCGATTTCTTGATATTTGATGTAACCGCGAGGATTACAAATAACACGAGTAGAACCAACCATATAATCATATTTGTCATGAGTATGCCCGTGTGTCCATACTTTAATTTGTGGGCGATCAAGAATAAACTCTGACAAATCAGAAGAATAAGCACCATTAACCATCGTGTCATCTTCGTATTCTGGCTTAACTGAAAGCTTACAAGGAGCATGGTGTCCAACTACTACAAACTTTTCGTTTGGCAATCCTTTTACGGTTGCATCAATAAAGTCTAACATAGCTTTATGTTCTTCAACAGACTTTGTCGGCGTGAATGATCCTGTACGCGTCTTAAATTCAACAGTATGACGTTCATCATAAGGCAATGCAATCCATTCTTCGTCAGTCATTCCAACTGGCTTATCTTTTAAGATATGAGCTTTGTATGTTACTAGAGTAGAAGTATCTTTGATGATTCTATAGTCATTCATATAACCTTTAATTGCATACAGAGTACTTGGATCTTCTTTGTTCATATCAGTCCAAAGAGTTCCAGCAATAAAAGTAACATCATCAAACGTAACATATTCTTTTTCAAGGATATGCAAGTTAGTTAAGTAACTTAGTTTTTCTTTTAGTCTAGAATAAGTTAGTGCAAAATCACCGTTATAATGCTCGTGATTACCGGAGATGTAAACAACGTGCTTAAATTCGCGGCAGCAATTCTGAAAGAAGTCATGATAGATATTACTCTTGTTTGTCATGCCAAGAATTGCAGGATCTGCACGATCATTCAAATCATTAGCGACACAGATGTCACCCGACAAGATTAACACGTCAGCGCCTTCAGTATTTTGAAGTGTAATAGGTCCAAATTCTAAATGGACATCAGAGCATACTGCAATTTTCATTTTATAATTCCTCAAACAATACGTTATTTACGTATAGGTTTTTATCTTCTTCAGAAATTCCCATAGCAAGAATAGATCTATGCAAATGAGGATTTAGCTTTTGGTTAGAACAATACTTATTTAGAATTGGCTTAGTATCGCGTTCAGCTTTAACAGCATCTTTTTCTAAGTTATCCAAATAGTAATTAAGTAAATCACTCGTTACTTTAATAAATTGCTCTAATTCTTCTTCAGTATTAATATTGCCAACCGCAATCATGTTCTCTGAAAAAATCTCTTTAGCCCAAGGTGGCAATTCTCTCTGCTTATTCCATTCAAGATCTTTTACCTTTGTCTCCATATATTTTGTATATGGATGTGAAAAACCATGTAATGGAGAAAAGTCCATAAAAGAACCCGTAATCTTTTTAGGACCTGCTACAATATCAAAACCTAGAACAGGAAGTTCAATTCCTGTTTTTGGAAAAATATTAATATGCATTAACCACAAACCTTTGCCGTCTTTAGGTGCAATAGTTTTAAGATGTGCTTTATCTATTAATTCCGATTTCCAGAAAGTATCATTCCAATCTTTAAAATGAAGATCTTCAGTATACTTTGGATTGTCATAACGCTGAAACTTATCATTAAAGCGGCTATTAATATACTCAGCATATTCGTTTAATCTATTCCACAGCGGGTACATTATCTTTTTTCTTTATTGACCAAGAATTGTTTGGTAGTTCTTCCCATATAAGAGTATCACCAACGGTCCATCCTAGCTCTTCGCATATTTCATCTGTAAGCTGCAGAAAAAAATCCCCAGTAAGAGGATCTTCTTCTACATTAAGTGTTGTGATTTTGTTTTGCATTTTGTTTACGCTCTCTACGTTGTCTAGCCCATTCATTGAGAATTTTAGTTTCGCGAATTTGCTTTAATTCTTTTCGCTTCGTTCTTGCAGATTCGCTTCGCAACAATCTATTGGCTTTTGCTGTATTTTTAATTAGTTCGAGTTCTTCGAACGATACGGTTTCATCTTCAAACTGCATAAGATTTCTCCTTATTTTATTGTCCCATATAAAGATTATATACTAGTGTGTGAAGTGTGTCAACAAAAATTATTCTTTGATTTCCAGAGATAATTCATCAAACAATTTTGATGCAAAATCAAAACAGATTTTTGCTTCATCGGCCATGTCATCATTAAGTAGTTTTCTAAATTCTTCAATTAGAACTTTAGTATCACCGTCAAATTCATACATAATCCCATTACCTGGAATCTTTTTCTTAATCATTTGGCCACCATGCAACTCACCAAAATGGCGAACATACATATGAGCTAGTAGAGATTGGTTGTCATTTTTTTCCGCAAGCGCAGTAACATGAGCAGCATATTCATCAACAGATGGCGGGAATTTACCGTCTGGTTCAAAACCAAACAATGTTTCTAACTCGCGAATATCTTGAAAAATACGAGGCGCTCTCTTAATAGAGTTTAAGTTTACTGGGATTTTTGTATGTTTTTCTAGAACTGCATAGTTCATATATTGACATGTGAGAAACTTGTGGTAAAGTTTTGGATCAATTTTACCACCCATTAGTTCTCTAGCAAAAGCTCTGCGTTCAGCAGATTGATG